GCGGAAAGTTTACAGAACGTACTTACGACAAAGACGGTAAATTGAGAGCTTCAAAGATTGCACCTCAATATAAGATAGCTCAAGCCGCTTTGGCAAATGCGCTGAAAATTGCTTCGCAATTTGGATTCACTCCGAGTTCAAGGGCTTCGCTTTCTATGCCAGACCAAGAAGAAGAGAAAACTGATGACTTTAATTTCTTTGGATAATGGAACTCAAGGAATGTGAAAAGTTTTATTTTGATCAAGTTGCTGCTGATAGGGTGGTGGCTTTTGTTGAAAGACACATCAAGCACATAAAAGGAGAGAAGGGCGGACAGCCATTTCTACTAGAGCCATTTCAAAAAAAGATTGTTCGAGATTTGTTTGGTTGGAAATACCGAGAAACAAACTTGAGGAGATTTAGAACTGCTTACATTTGCTTACCAAGAAAGAACGGAAAGTCAACTCTTATTTCTGCAATTGCTTTGTATATGCTTTGCGCTGACGGTGAACCGAGTGCCGAATGTTATGTTGCGGCTGGGGATAGGCAGCAAGCTGGAATCATCTTTGATGTTGCTAGTTCAATGGTTCGAGCAGATAGCCAACTCAACAACAATCTTAAGGTTTTCAAAAGCTCTGTAATACACGAAAAAAGCAATTCAGCATTCAAGGCAATTAGTGCTGAAGCATCAAGCAAGTTTGGTTACAACGCAAGTTTCGTTTGTATGGATGAGTTTTTTGTTCAGAAAGATGCACAGCTTTGGGATGCTCTTACAACTTCTGTAGGTGCTAGAAGGCAACCTTTGACAATCGCAATAACCACTGCTGGTTACAATCGTGAATCTATTTGTTTTCAGACTGAAGAGTATGGGCGGAAAGTTTCAGAGGGTGTGATTGATGATTCAAGTTTCTACTATGTCAAATTCGCTTGCCCTATGGATGTGGATTGGGACAGTGAAGAAGCATTGAGATTAGCAAATCCAGCTCTTGAAAGTGGTGTCGTTAAACTTGACTATCTAAAAAGAGAACAAGAAAAAGCAGTTAAAATGCCAAGTTACGAAAACACATTCCGAATGCTGCATCTTAATCAATGGATGTCATCAGCTTTCAAATGGTTGAGCGATGCACAATGGATGCAGTGCAATTTTGAAGAAGTAACTTTGGACCAATTCAAAGGTCAGAAGGTTTGGTGCGGACTTGACTTGGCTAGTGTTCGTGATGTCTCTTGTCTTGTCTTGTTAGCACAGATAGATGAAAAGCTCGTTTGTTTACCTTATTTCTGGACTCCTAAAGAAACTGCATTTGTTAGAAGTAGAAGAGACGGTGTCGATTATATAGGTTGGGAGAAAGAAAATTTAATGGAACTCACGGAAGGCGATGTCACCGATTACAACTACATCAAAGAACGAATCAAAGAAATTGCAGAGGTTGTAAACGTTCAAGAGATAGCTTATGACCGTTGGAACTCAAGTCAATTGGTTATTGACCTGGTAAATGACGGACTTCCAATGATTCCATTTGGTCAAGGTTTTGCCTCAATGAGCGCACCTACAAAAGAGCTAGAAAAGATTGTGCTTGCTAAAGAATTGAATCACGGGGGCAATAAGATACTACGTTGGATGTGTTCAAATCTAGCAATGAAAACCGATCCTGCTGGCAATATCAAAATGGATAAAGCAAAGTCAAGTGAAAAGATTGACGGAATGATTGCTCTTGTTATGGCTTTAGGTTCTTATATGAACGGAAATACAACTGAAGAAAATCCCTACGATGACAGGGGTTTTGTGTTTATTTAAGGAAGTGTTTTGTATCTTTGTATTATAGTTTTATCTTATGGGATTATTCGATTTTCTCCGTTCAGAAAAAAGAGATAACGGAAACACTTTTCTTAAAGTCAACTCACCTTTGTTTGGCGCAAATGCTGGAGTAAATGTTGACAAAAATTCTGCACTTTCTTTCTCGGCTGTTCTAGCTTGTGTTCGAGTTATCTCTGAAAGTATTGGTTCACTACCAATTCACGCTTATAGGGTTGAGCAAGACGGTGATCTCAAAATTGACAAAGCGCATCCCGTTTCAAAATTAATCCAACGACCTAACCAATATCAAACAACTTACAACTTCTTTTCGGTAGCAATGACAAACTTATTGCTTGAAGGAAATTGTTATTTCTTAATAGAAAGAGACGGAAGCGCAAGACCAACAGCATTGATTTATCTTAATCCAGATAAAGTGGATGTAATTCCATTTGAAGGAAACTTATTTTATCAGCACGCTGACTTTGAGCAACCGATTCCTCAAACAGACATCCTTCATTTTATGGGTACTGGCTTTGACGGTAAAAAAGGAAAATCGGTTCTTAAAATGCAACAAGACACAATCGGACTTTCTTTAGGTGCAAATATAACAGCAGCGACATACTTTGGACAGTCTGCTCAAGTTGCTGGAGTGTTAAAAACGGATCATAAACTTACTGACGAACAAATACAACGCTTGAGAAACTCTTGGAACTCTAGATATCAAGGTCCTTATAACTCTAATAAAACTGCAATATTAGAGCAAGGAATGGACTTCAAACCGATTTCTATTAGTGCTAACGACAAGCAGTTGCTACAATCAAGACAATTTCAAGTTGAAGAAATTGCTAGAATTTTTCGCACACCCCTCTCGTTGATTGGGCATCTCGAAAAGTCAGCGAATCACAACTCTATCGAACAGCTATCAACTGACTTTGTTCGTTTTACTTTGACTCCTTATTTAGTACAATTAGAGCAAGAGATGAACATAAAACTTTTCAGAGATAATGAGTTTGGAGAGTATGAAGTGAAGTTCGATACAAAAGGATTATTGAGAGGTGATAGCAATGCAAGAGCTACTTATTATCGTGAAATGATGCAGATTGGTGCTTTGTCAATCAATGAGGTTAGACAAGCGGAGCAACTAAACAGAATCGGTGATGAAGGGGATGTCCATTATTTCCCGTTAAACTTTGCACCGATAGGAACAACAGAAGAAAGCAATGACTGATTTTCCAACAAAAGGAGAGGACAAAAAGATTAGTCTTAGAAACTCAAATCATCCGCAGTTTGATTTTGATTTTGCTTCTAGTGTAAAAGAACAAACTCCAGAAATTTGGAAAGCTGGAGGAAATATAAGAGGAAACGAAGCTTTCAAGCTTTGGGAAAGAGCGAGAAAAGGAGATGAAAGTCCTTCTGTTTTAGAATGGATAAAAGAAAGAGAGGCTTGGCTTGCTAGACATTTTGAGGACGGAAAGCAATTTGAAGGTGATACAGAGCCGAACTTATCAAACATTGGGGGCGTTGTTGCACAAATGAAGTGGGGTACGATAGGAGTTCTTGGAGAGCAAGGAATGAAGGATGTTATTTTAGAGATGACAAAAAAGTTAGAAGGTAAAAAAGAAGAAAAGCAGTTGAATGAAACTGTAACAAAAGCTCTTGAAAATAAAGTTGAAGAACACAACGATGAGGTCAAAGATTTAGATGTTGCTTGGAATCCAAGAATCACATTCGACAAAATAGTTAAAGTGTTTGAAAGAGGAATTGGAGCTTATAAAACAAACCCTCAAAGCGTTAGACCAAACGTAGGAAGCCCTGAACAGTGGGCTTACGCAAGAGTTAACTCTTTTCTTTTTGCATTAAGAAAAGGAAGGTTTCAAGGCGGCAAACACGACACAGATTTACTTCCTCCAAATCATCCAGTTAGGGAAGAAATGGAAGAAAAAAAACAAGTGTTTATTGTAATGGGTTCTTCTTGTAGTGGCAAAAGCACTTATGTTAGAAATAATGCTAAAGATAAAGATTTAGTATTTGATTTTGATACTATACATCAAGCAATAAGCAACAATCCGAGTCACATTCATATTGACAATTTAAAGAGATATGTTTTTGATGTCAGAGATGCGCTTTATCAAAGACTTAAAAAAGACAAAACAACAACCGCTTGGATAATAAATTCAAGCCCTTTGAAACAAGTTAGAAAGCAACTTGTTGAAGAATTAGATGCTAGAATCATTTACATTCAACGCTCAAAAGAAGAATGTTTAAGAGTAGCAGAACAAGAAAGACCCAGCGAGTGGAAAGGTTATATAGAAAATTATTTTGAAAGGTTTGAGGGGTTCGATGAAGATGAAGATATTACAATTATAAAAATGGAAAAAGAAAAAAGAGAATTAGTAGGCACAATGATTACAGACGGAATCGAGATGCCACTTTACACAACCATTGAAGAAGCAGAAGAAATAGCAAAAGAAATGGGAGGTGAAGGACATCACGAACACACTCTAAACGGTGAAGTTGTATATATGCCTTTTAACACTCACGATGAGATTAAAGCTGCTATGGAAGCTCAAATGACCGAAGAATCACCAATGGAGGATAACGATCATTATGACGGACACGATGAAGACGACAAGCCAATGGGCTATCGTTCAAATCCAAACAAAGAAATCAGAACCTTCAATGTTCAAAACTTAGAGCTAAGACAAGAAGGTGATGAAAATGTTGTTGTTGGTTATGGAAGCGTTTTCAACACTCTTTCAAATGAGCTTGGCGGTTTTAGAGAGATTATTGCCGAAGGTGCTTTTGAAGGTCGTTTGAATGACGATGTGCGTTTTCTTATTAATCACGAGGGTTTGCCACTTGCTAGAACAACAAACGGAACGCTAACTTTGTCTACTGATGAAAGAGGTTTGAAATATGAAGCTAGAGTTGCAAACACCTCAACTGGTCGTGACTTAGTAGAATTAATGAGAAACGGAACAATAAATCAAAGTTCTTTTGCATTTGTTGTTGAGGATGATTCTTGGGAGGTAAGAGAGGGTGTTAATATTAGAACTATCAACAAAGTATCACGTTTGTACGATGTCAGTGCTGTAACATACCCAGCTTATGAAGAGGCATCTGTTGCCCTTCGCTCAATGGAAGAATGGAAAAAAACAGAGAATGAAAAGGTTATGAAAGAGAACCTTGAAAAGGAGAATGAACAGAGGTCGAAGGAAGATATGGATTTAACTAAACGCTCTCTCGCTGAGTTGCGTTTGTCAATCATAAATAAAAAGTAATTTAATTTTTAAAACTGAAAAAAAGATGAAAACATCTAAATTCTACACAGAGGAGAGAGCTTCAGTTGTTGAAAATATGGAAGCAATCGTTGACTCTGCGAAAGTTGAAGGACGAGAGCTAACTGATTCAGAAACTAAAGAATTTGATTCTCTAAATGAAAAAGCTGACTCTTTAGAGAGTATGGCTAAAAGAGCTGCTTCTTTTGAAGCACTACAAGCTAACAAAGCAAAAACTTCTGAAAAGGTAGTTGACACACCAAAGGAGATGCGAGATTATTCATTCCAAGATGCGATGAAAGCTGCTTATTCTGGTAAACTAGAGGGATTGGTTGCTGAAATGGACCAAGAAGCTAGAAATGAAGCTCGTTACACTGGACAAATGTTCAAGGGAATTGCTGTTCCTTCTGCTGTATTAGAAGCACGTGCGGTTACAACTTCTGCTTCAAATAGTGTTGAAGTAATGAGCTTTACTGATCAATTACAAGCAAACTTGGTTTTGGCTTCTGCTGGAGCAAACTTTTACTCTGGTGTAAACAATCAGAAATTCCCAATAATTAGTGGTATTTCTACTTCTTTCGTTGCTGAAACTGGCGGCTCGGTTTCTGCTGCTGGTTCAACTTCTAGCTTGACACTTTCACCACAAAAATGTATTTCTATTGTTGAGGTATCTGCTGAAGCAATGATGCAGAATGCTGGTATCGAAGCTGCACTTCGTAGAAATATGGCTGCTTCTGTTGCTGCTCAATTAGAAAAAAACTTATTGGGCGCTGCTGACAATTCTGACGGTGGTCCACAGTCTATTTTTGCTGATGCTGCTGACGGTGGTGCGACTTTGAATGCTGCTGCTATTTTAGCAATGGAATCAACAGTGTTAGGAAACAATGTTCCTTTATTGGGAGGGCGTTTTGCTTACCTTTGTAACTCTGACGCTTTAGCTGTTATTAAGACTTTAGTTCAGGCAACTGGTGTTGAAGCAATATACGACAATAGAGAAAAGACTATCAACTCTTATTTCTCTTTCGTTTCTTCAAATGTAGGTTTCAAATCATCTAGTAACTTTGACAATGTATTATTCGGAGATTTCTCAAGAGTACACATTGCTCAGTTCGGTGGTTTAGATTTATTATTTGATCCTTTCACATCGGCTGCTTCTGGTGTTGGAAGAATGATTGCAACTTCTTTAGTTGACGGAAACGCTGTTGACAATGGAACTGCATTTGTTGAGATTCAAACTGAATCTTAATATATTTTAATAATTGGAAGAGGGTTTCGGCTCTCTTCCATTTTTACCAACAAAGATATGATTACTAGCTCAGATTTAGGAATTTCAGTAACAACAGGATTCGGAAAGTTGAGATTATCATCTGCTCCGACATTGACTCCAGTATCAGTTTCAGAGGCAAAAACACATTTGCGCATTGATAGTTCATTCACTGCTGATGACACTTACATTGAAACGCTTATCAGTGTAGCAACTTTAGCTGCTGAAAATTACACAAATCTAGCTTTAATGGAACAAACTTTCATTCTTGATATTGATGCTTTCCCAGATTACTTCAATCTCTTAAAAGGTACTTTGAGAACTTTGACAGTCAACTCAATTACTTATAAGGATGAGAGCAATGCTAGTCAAACTTTGGCAGCTTCAAACTATGTTGCTGACGGTAGCATCAAACCAGCTAGAATATATTACACTCCCGATGCATCAATTCCAAGTACATTTGAAATTCCAAACGCTGTAAATGTCACTTTTACACTAGGATTTACAGCAGCTAGTCAAGTGCCAGCTCCAATAAAACAAGCTATCCTTTTGATGATTGGAACTTACTACGAAACAAGACAAACAGTGAGCGATAGGACTTACAAAGAAATACCACAATCTGCTGAATACTTATTAATGCCTTACAGAGTACAAGGGTAATGAATATCGGCAAACTAGATAGATTGGTAGTGATTAAAGAAGCTACATTTTCGCAGGATGCTTACGGACAAAACATTGCAAGCAATTCGACGCTTGCTTCTGTGTATGCAAGGTTTGAATTTGAAAAAGGGAAAGTAGGTTTTGAAGCTGATACTTTTATTGGGACAGCTCCAGCAAAGGTGACAATACGATACCGTTCAGATATACAAGTTTCTCCGAAGCATTTTATTGAATACAACTCGAAAGATTGGTTTATTCGTTCAGTTGAGGAGATAGGAAGGAAAGAAGGATTGATTTTAAGAGTTGAAGAAAAAACAACTGACTAATGATAAATGTTGATGTTGACAAAAAAGAGCTGAAACAGATTCAACGTGATTTGGATAGACTACTTCCGTTTGACAGAGGTACTAAAACTATCGTTCGTCAAGCAATGAGAAAAGCAATGAAGCCAATGGTTAAACATTTAAAAGATTTAGTTGGAAAAAACAATAAAAATCAAAAGGCAACTGGAAATTTAAAAAGATCTATTGGTTTAATAAATATTAAAAATAGTAGAAATTCTCCTCCCGTTGTTGCTGTTGGTCCAAGAAAAACATCAAAAGGAAAGCAGAAAGGTGATTTGTTGCCAACGGGATATATGATTTTTTTAGAGTATGGAACGCCAACAATACCAGCTCAGAGAAATTTGGACAAAACAGAGAAAAGCAAATTTGTGGAAGTAATGAATTCAATCGTCCCGAGTTTGAGAAGTATTATTGACAAACGATTTAAGAAAAAAGGTTTATAATGGATGTTGGGAAAGCAATAAGTTTTATTTTAAGGAATACTGCTGGAGTTTCTAACTACGTTGGTACAAGAATTTTTCCTCAAAAGATTCCATTTGGTGAAACAATGCCAGCAGTGACATACTTTATAATTGACATTGATCCAAATAATACAAAAAATGGGGCTTCAACTTACGACTATGTACGGTGTCAAGTGACTGCATTTGGAACTACATACGCTCAAGCTCAAGATTTATCAACTGAAATAAGAGCTGCTTTGGATTATAAAAGTGGAACATTTGAAGGCGTACAAATAGATAAATGTTTTTTTGAGGATCATAACGATGTTTACGATGATAAATTTGGAGATGACGGTATTCATTACGTGGCAATGGATTTTAGATTCAACATAAACAGATAATATATGAAAGTAAAAATAACAAAAGACTGTGAATTTAGAGGTGTCGAATATAAAAAAGGCAAAGTTTACACAGTTGAAGGTAAAACATACCGAGTTTTGAAAATATGGGATGCCATATCAAAACCGACAAAAAAATCTAAAAGCAAGGAAACTCACGATGTAGCTCCTATTTTAGATAACTAACTGATTATTAACATTTTATAAAAAAAATTATGGCAATTTTTAACGGAACGGACTTAGTTCTAAAAGTTCAAGCTGTAAATGGAGCTGCTGATGAGTTTAAGCTTATGCACTCAACAAGCGTTTCTTTGTCAGTGAACGCTGACACAATCGATGTGTCAACAAAAGATTCTCAAGGTTTCAGAGATTTAATTGGTGGGCAAAAATCTTTCTCACTGTCTGCTGACGGTTTAATGGATTTTGCTTCTACTAATAGTAGCACGGATCCAGACGAACTGTTCACTAATATGATGAACAGAACTTCGGTGACTTTTACGTTTGCTCTTGATGTTCAATCTGGTTACAAGTACACTGGGAGTGGATTTATCACTTCTTTGGAAATCTCTGGAGGTATGGAGGACGCACCGACATATTCAGTTTCAATTGAAGGAACGGGAGAAATAAGCCAGACGGCTGTTTAATTTTATTTCGTTGGTGGGGTTGGACTTAGGTCCTCTCCACTAACTTAACTTTAAAAACCAACGAAAAATGTTTGAAGTAGTAATACTTAATGGAAATGATTATCCGATTAGATTCGGAATGAACGCTCTTAGAATTTATTGTAAAAAAACTAATACAAGTTTGCAAGACCTTGACAAGCTAGGTCAAGACATATCTCTTGATGACGCTTGCGAGCTTATTCTTGCTGGATTGCAAGACGGTGCAAGGGTTGCGGGAAAAGAGTTTACTTTAACTGTGGCAGACATTGCAGATATTTTAGATGAGGACTTTGATTCTTTGCAAAAGTGTTTTGATGTATTCAGCGAACAATTCAGCGCAAAATTCAAAGATGAGGGAAACGCAAAAAAGGTGAAAAAAACACCTCGAAACAAAAAATAGATTGGGATGATTTGGAAGCCATTGCGTATGGTTTCGGATTATTGCCAGAGGAATTTTGGAGTTTGACTTTTCACGAGTTTTTTTTGTTGCAGAGAGGGCGAAATGAAATAATGGAGATGCAAGCAAAAATTGAATGGGAACGCACAAGGTGGCTGGCTTGTTTGTTATTGCAACCACATAAAAAGAAAAACTCTAGGTTGCAACCAACGGATTTGGTGAGGTTTGACTGGGAGAAAAAAGAAGAAAAAATTGACATTGAAAAACGCAAAAAAGCTGCTGAGTACGCAATCAAAAAATATAAAATAGATAAATAATGGCTGGAAAAAAACTCTCAGTAACATTAACACTTAACGACAAACAATTCCAAAGCGGATTAAGAAAGGCATCCAAATCGATGAAAAAGTTTGGCTCTGGAATGAAGTCTGCTGGTCGCTCTCTTTCAACAAATTTGACACTTCCATTAGTTGCGTTCGGTGCTGCTTCAATTGCTGCTTTTGACAAACAAGCTAAAGCCATTGCTCAAGTTGAAGCTGGTCTACGAAGCACTGGGGCAACAGTTGGATTTACTTCAAAACAGCTTCAGCAAATGGCTGCTGGCCTTCAAAAAAAGACCTTGTTTGGAGATGAAGTTATTTTAAAAGATGCAACTGCTCAACTTTTAACTTTCACCAATATTACAGGAACACAGTTTGAAAGAACTCAAATGGCTGCTCTTGATTTAGCAACAAGATTAGACGGAGATTTAAAAGGTGCTTCAATCCAACTAGGAAAAGCGTTAAATGATCCAGTAGCTAATTTATCAGCTCTTTCACGTTCTGGTATTCAATTTAGTGAAGAACAAAAGGCAACAATAAAAGCTCTAGCTGAAACAAATAGACTTGCAGATGCTCAAACAATAATATTAGACGAACTTGAAAAGCAATATGGTGGTTCTGCCGAAGCTGCGGCTCAAGCTGGCGCTGGTGGTATTATTCAGCTTAAAAATGAGCTAGGGGATTTAATGGAAGAAATTGGAGAAATGTTAATGCCTATTTTGATTGATTTAGGAGAAATATTCAAAGACATTATAGGGGCTTTCAAAAGTTTATCTCCAGAATCTCAAAAAACGACTGTAGTTATTGGATTGTTGGCTGGAGCTTTAGGACCTTTATTGACTGTTTTGGGGAGTATTGTTGGTGTGGTTATGACTTTAGGTATTAAATTTATTGCCATAGCAGCAGCAATAGCCGCTCTTGCTTTAGGGGTATTGTATGTTAATGACAACTGGGAAGCATTTATCGAAAGATTTTCTGACATTACTTGGTGGCGTAATGCTTTAATCAGTATGATACAATTCCTTGTTGAAAACAGCCCTATCGGTTTATTTTTAAAAGGTATAAATGCTACATTAAAGCTTTTAGGTAGAGAAGAATTTCCAAATCCATTTGAAGGCATTGCCGATAGTTTGGATGCACTTAAAGGGGAGACAAAAGAATATGAAACCGAGTTCCAAGATTTTTCCACTTTTATAGGAAATCAAGGAAAAAAGATCAAAAAAGCTTTAGCGGGTGTTGGTGATGCCTTTGGTGTTGGTAGCGGTGAGTTTGGCGGCGGCGGCGGCGGCGGTGGCGGCGGCGGCGGCGGTGGTGGACAACAGAATCAAGGACAAGGCG